GTGTGAGAAGATACTTTTCTGGGAGAAGATGATTATGTTTTGCAAGGGTAATTTACAAGAACTTGCAATGATGTGTGAACCACCAGATTTGAATCATCCTTTTTATTATAAAGATTTGGCAGATGTACAATTACAATTAATCAATAAACTATGGGGAATGAAAACATGAAGAAAAATATATATCAAAAATTACATCAAGCGTGTTTAGAAGCTAAGGGTGTTAAAAAAGGAGATAAAGTAAAAGGTATGCACTTTAATCCATTAGAGCATGACGCAACACAAGATGTGGCTGTTCAAGCATTATTAGATAATGGATTGTACGCAACCTGTAATTACTTAACTGAAATTGTGGAAGCAAGAAATGTAGTAATGGTTATATGTACCATGAAAGTCCATGACATTGATGAGCCTACAAGTTTTATACTTGTTGATGGTTGTTCGGCAATGGCTGGGATTGATAAATTTGGGACGGGTCAAGCCATGTCATACTCACGAAAGTATGCGTTCTTAAATCTTTTAAATCTTAAAACTGGAATAAAAGATGATGATGGTTTTACAGCTAAACCATTTAAACAAAATTCTGTGGAGAAATCTGCAGAGCCTACATACATGGATGATACTGTGGATGTGGAAGAAATAAAAAATGAACTTAAAAATGCTAAGAACCTAAAAGAGTTAGGTAGTGCAAAAAATAAACATAGAGATAGCGTTCATTTTTTACTTAAAAACAATTTGCGATCTTACAGACAAATAACAGACATTGCTGAAAGTCGTGAATTACAATTAAATAATGTTCAACAATAGTTGAAGATAACAAAAGGAAATAACATGAATGAAGAAGTAATATGGGTAAATGTAGTACCTAATGAAAACAAGTCAGCAGACAATCATCCAGATTGGGTAGCACCTCCAAATCCAAATGCTCCTGAAGGTAAGAAATGGACTATTGGAACAAAAATAGGAGAGACTTGGTTTAACCCCGCAGGATGGAATACAAAAGATGATGCAGGTAATTTGACAGGGGGAATTAAATTTAAACTAACTCCTAACACAGCAAATTCTGCTCCACAATCACCAGAAAATAAGGGGTTTCCAAAAGCACCCATTTCTGGTAATAAACCAGAATATAAGTTTTAATTAAAAATATAAATTTATATAGTCTTAGAGGGGTTTTTTTCTTTCTTAGTTCCCTTCGTTAGTTTCCCCCTCTAGGACATAAAAAATATGACAATCAAAATTGCAGATTTAGATAAAAATATTAAGGCAAAGATAATTGCTGATCGTGAAAAAGATTATGGAGATTATCAACATAACTTTATTATGTTAGCTGAAATGTTTACGTTAGTGTTAGCAAACAATTTAAAAAAAAGAATTAAACCACACCAAGTAGGTCATATTATGATGGCATTAAAACTTTATAGATCAACTAGAGGATATAAGGCTGACAACTATCACGATATGGGTATATACAATAACATGGCATTTGAATTACACAAAAAAGAGGTTGCCAAAAAGGATAAATAATGTCAAAATACATAAGAATCAAAAATGGAGAATGTAGTTTTATACTAACAGAAGAGTTTGATTCAGTAGAGAAGGCTGCCAATGGTTCTAATAATGGAACAAATGCAGAAGTAAAAATCGATAATATTAAAGTTGATTTTACAACAGTAAAAAAGGAGCAAGATGACGGAAACAAAAAATCGTCTACAAAGGCTGATGGACAAGCAAAGGAAAAAGAGTGAGTTGTACATTGCTTCAGTTCAGAGAACTAATAGGTTAAAAGCAGAAAGCTATAACTTATATTTAGAGTGTGCCAGATGTAGAGAAGAGTTAATGACAGCTTAGTTATTAATTTATTATAAAAAAAACAATGGGAAAGTAAGGGGATTCTATGACTAAAAATACAAATTTCAATGAGATTAAACTTGCAATGAGAGCAGGACATTACCAAGATTTAAATACAAGAGAACAAAAAATATATAAAAACGCATTTGTTAATGGTTATAAGTTAGCCAAAAAACATTTAAAAGAAAATGGTTATGACTTGGTAAAGATTGTAGGCTATTCTTTTTCTTCTCCACAAAAAGAAACTATGGAAAATATTGTTGACTACATTTGTAAAAGATATGAAGTATCAAAGGTAGAGTTGTTAAGCAAAAAGAAAACATTAGATATTGTTAGAGCAAGAAATATTATTCATAACTTGCTATCAGAAAAATACAAAATGAATCTATCAAACATTGGTAAGTATTTTAAACAAGATCACACCACAGTATTACATTCTATAAAAATGAAATCTAATAAGAAAAGATATTGGTCAGAGGAGCAAACTATATGGCAAGAGTTTCAAGAAATAAAACAAGCGTTGTAGGTATCAATTGGAATCTAAGATATAGATTAAAGATAGAAGATCAAGAGCATACCATAGATGATCTTAGGTCCTACATTAGACAGTTAGAAAGAAAGAATAAAAAACTACTTCTTAAATCCAGCTAACATAGACTTGTAAGACTTAGCACTTACAGTAGACTTAGCTTTTGTATTTGATGTACCACTAGCTTTTTTCTTGTTCATATTATAATACAAACCTTTCTTAGCTTTTGATCCATCTTTTTTTGTGTGGTAACCCGGCATTAGTTTTTCTTTTTAGGTTTAGATTGCATGATCTTTTTCTTCAAAGTTGAAGGCAAAGTTTTTTGTTTAGATGTTAATTTACTTTTTACTTTTGGTTTTCCGTACATAGTTATATCTCCTTTTCGTAAGTGGCATCTTCTGCCATTGATTGTTTTTCTTTAATATACTTATCAAAACAACTACCATCTTTTCCGTCATGGCAAAAGTGTTTTTTTTCTGCGTTCACAATCCAGCCACCAGCATCACTTAACATTTCTTTTTGACACACGTTGCACCACCCCGCAGCCATTACTGATTTAGCTTTATTCCAAACTTTGTTTACCATTTTTTGCAGCTCCAATACCCAGCAGTTAATACACTCTTCTTGGTATCGCATTTGTGTCTAGCTCTAAATGATTTTCTTCTAGCTGGATCAGATTTACCAATAGTCATATTGGCATCACCATATCTAATAAGTTTTATTGTATCACCAGACTTAGCAAGTACAGAAAATTTTTTAGTTTTAGTTCTGTCGTTCTTAGGTTTATTATAACCAGAAAATTTTTCACCCCTATAATCTATACTCATATTCTTTGTTTACTTTCACATGAAAATTTAGTGTACGCACCATAATTATTTACAAATTCTGCACCTAATTCTAATATTATTTCTTCTGAATGACTATAACCATAAACAGTACAATTGTATATATCTTCAAATTCTATTTGTGGAGTTGCAATAGGTTGACAGTTGTTGCCGGGTGTTGTGCTACACATAACCATAAGTAATAAAATTACTTTCATTTTAATATAAGTTTTACAATGGATTTTTCACCCATATATATTTCTGTTTCTGCTTTAGATTTTATACATTGATATTCTACATTAGCATTATAAACTCTGTTGGCTATTCTTTTACCCTTTAAACAATGTGACATAGATTCTTGTATTCTATGCTCACGAATTTCTCCATTAACAATCATTAATAATGCTACAACTACTTCAACCATGACTACCATTACCATTTTGTCTTACTTTATCTTTTATTTTTTCAATATCACTTAATGCTTTTTCTAATTGTTTAGTTACAAATTCTATATTAATTTTGTTGTGCATCATATCTTCTATTCTTGTTTCTAATTTTTCAGTAGTTTTATACAAATCTTCTAACAACATAAACTGCTCAGAATCCACAGTAGTCTGTTCAGATTTTTTTAATAAATCTGAGTTCATTAATTCTCTTGATGTTTCAAGGCTAGTTAGTCTAGCTGTAATCTCGGTGTATGCAAACGTACCTGCCACAATAGCAAAAATTATTCCAATCATATTTTTGATTGGCATACTTACTGGTGTGTCTTGTGATATTTTCATGGTGTAGGTATTGGCAATTCTCCTGTTAAGTCTTTAGGTATTATTAATTTTTTTCTTGATCCTATAAATTTATCTCCCATTATTTTAATCTCTGGGTTTTCTTTTTTGTAATCATCTTTTAATTCATCCCAAAGACTACCTTCAGGACTTTTATTTTCTGGAATTACTATACCAGAACATTTTGCAACAATTAAGTGAAAGTTTGGATTGTATTTTAAAGTAGTATTTTTATTAACTTTCCCACACATTTTCATTAATTCTAATTGTTGTTTTAATTTTATATTTTCTTGCTGTGTTTTTTTAAATTCTTTTGTACAAGCTGAACCTAAATAATGTCTGTAAGTAAAACTTAATACGTCTCTATCGGTGTCGCTATCATAATTAGATGATGGACTATAATGTCTGTAATCATTTTCTTGTTCACTTGTTTCTATACGAACATCAAACGAACCTGTGTTACAAGTGTTATATCCATTGTTTAAATATTCATTTTTAGGATAAGCGGGATCAGCAAAAAAAGTTAGCATTGATAACATTAAAATAAGTATGGCTGTAAATTTGTAATTCATACTGAGACACTCCATACATTACCTATTTAAATCCTTAATATCGTAACTGTGTTCTCTAACTTGATCGGCTAAAGTTCTATATAAATTCTCTGCCATCTGCCATGTAGCTTCAGCAGAGGAAAGTCTAATTTTTAAATCTGCTGTTTTATCTTGTTCTATTTTTAAATCTCTTCTAAGGTCTACCACTTCAATAGCTAGTATTTTTGTAATAGCTGTTTTATTTCCATTGATTGTGTCAGTTAAATTAATGACGTACTTAACGCCAGTAAAAGTTCCGAACAATACAGATGCTATAACCGGTATTAATACAAAATTCTTTTTGAATAGTTCTGCAATATTCATTCACAAAAACCTACTGTATAACTGCTATAACTAATAGAACGCCAACAATAATAACAACTTCTTTGTGGTCTGTCCAATAGTGCATAGCTGATGCTTTAATTTTATCAATCATATTTATCTCCTATACCTTCTACTATAAGATATTACTTACCCTGTCCACGATTTTTTGATTTACCTTTATGAAGTTTTCTAGACTTATTCATAGAAGATAACTTAGGTCTCCTACCTATAGAGGTTTTTTTTGGTATTCTTTCGTGGGGTTGATCTGCCACGTTGAACTTTACTCTTGCCATTTTTTCCTGTTTGTTGTGATAATAAACTTGTTTTTTTACTGTACTGACTAACAGATGCTGTCATTATACCTTTACTCATTTTTTAACTAATGATCCACCAAAGTATAATCCAATAATAGCTGAAACTAAGTTAGTATCTAATGGTGTAATGACTAAACTATTAGAGGATAGCGTTATCCATTTCATTATTTCTTTTTCTGGTATAAAAAAGAATGAAGGTCTAAATTCTAAATAACCTACAATTACACTTGTGTCTGGTGATAATACAGGCATTAGTTTTGGTAATAATACTACTGCAAATACTGCAGTTAAAGCTATAATTCTTCTGGTCCATTGAAAACCTAAGTTTTCATATTCTCTAGCTTCTTTAAAACCTTTTTGTTGAATATCTGCTCTTTGTATAAGCATTTTTTGTTCTGCTTGTTTAGCCTTAATACTTTGAGACCAAATACTCATTACTCCACCAAGTACAGTAGATCCTAACATTGTTATCATTTCAAATGGCATTATTTTTTCTCCTCTAAATCCTTAATTTTAGATAAGGCATCATCTAAATCTTTATTACAAAACTCTAGCTTTTGCAAACATCTTTTGTTAGCAGCATCTTTAGATTTACCAGCATCCTCAAGTTCATTAATTTGTCCCTTTAGTATTCTTACTTGATCCTTGTATTCATTAAGAATGTCTATTGAATTGTCGCTATTCATATATGATTTTAACCTTTAGTCTTTTTTGTTCTGGAGTTGTGGCTCTATGTATAAGGCTGCCAATTCTTTTTCTTTCA